GGTGCCTTTGGTTTCTTCATTTTGTTTTCTCCAGATACTTGTACAGCTGGTATGGTGTCCAGATGAACGGTCGGTTGATGCCTAGAATCTGTTTAACGTGTCCTACGCATGTATTGAGCATAAATAATGATTGCCTCGCGGTCTTACGATCGATTTTGACAATGATAACCTCATCGATTTTATCCATTTGTTGATCGATAGTAAACAATTCCACATAATGCATTGACTTACCATAGATCAACCATCGGCCTCGGTCTGCCATCATTAGATAACAGTGCTTGATGAACGGATGCAGTAACGGCGACCACCAATGGCCTGAGTCGTTAGTGAATACAACGTATGCGTCAGAATACACTAAATTGCACCTTGGCCTGTCTTGGTTGAGGTCTATGCCCTGACACCATTGACTCCTGCCATCCTAGTGCAAGGGTCTGTAATGCATCGGCCCCGTGTGATGCCCAGTCATGAACAGGTGTATCACGGAACACTTGGCGCTTGTCGTCGTATTCTCGATGATAGGATGCTATGCAGTTGTATCCGTGTTCGGCCTTCTCATCGTCGATCCAGAATCTAGGGAACATCCGTCGCACTGCCTGTATGCCTTCTGCCTTCGTTCTCGGTCGTTGTACGGTTCGGAAGCTGATGCCCATCTCTCTGGCTACTTCCTTCCTGCTACGGCCTGAGGTGAGCTCCCTGACCTCGATGTCGTGCGGTGCAAGGTGTGATCCTAGCATTACGTTGTTGGTCGTCGCGTATTGGTTGAGCCATTGGATATAGTGCTCCATGCCCTTAGACGTGTTCTCATAGTACCCAATCAATCGTATCTCTTTGCCCATTGCTTGAAATAGCCAGATAGACATAGCATCACTAATGCCTAGATCCCATGCCGTGTGTACCTGTAATGATGGTTCAATCGGTAGTCGTCCGACCCGTCCCTGCTCCTTCGCAGCCGTCAGTTGGTCAGCATAGTATGCGCCAGGAATCTGAGCCTCAAACGATCCATAGAACTCTTGCTGGATCAGTGCCTCATCCATGCCTTCGAGTCGTTCGTTGTCTATGATGTCCGATGATATAACCGGTGAGCCGTCAGCCCGTTTGGTGTCGGTGATCGTTAGATTCTGGCAAAACCATTCGTTCGACTTCTTGGCCATCTGATAGAGACTGTGCCCGTGATTCTTTCCCCTGGGCGTAAAGATGAACACCGCCCATCCGCCATTCTCAGCCAGTATCGGCCTGATATATCCCCATGCGTTCGGATCGCATAGTGACCACTCATCAAATATCACTCCGACCGGATTGCTGCCTACTAGATTGTTATAGTTATCGCTGCCGGTGAGCTGCCACGTTGACCCGTTCACCAGCTCTATCAGCATCTCCTGGGAGCTTGTGCGCTTGCGTATGGCTTCTGGGAATACTTGGCTTAGGATGGGCCTTCCTTCGCTGTCTATACCGCTCCAGATGGCTTTCCTCGCTTGTGTTTGAACTGGGAACAGATGCCAGTACGTCCCGACCCGCTTAAACATCTCTTTAGCTGTAAAGTTTAGAGTAGCAGCGCCCTTGCCAGCTCGCCTGTGCCACACGATGCAGGCACGCTTGGCCCCTGAATCCATAGCCTTAAAGAATGGCAATTGATGTGGCCTAGGCTCCCATTGATAGGGAATGGAGATGTCAGGCATTCTTGAAGTCTGACACCGTTATTTGAAGATCCCCACCACCCTCGCCAGTAATTTCTGTAGCCTTTAACTCTGGCAGATATTTACCGAGCATTTTATGCCGTACATCCACCACCTTAGAGTATTTCGCTAGATCCTGACTAAATGTCTCAGATTCAGGGTCTAATTTCTCAATCTTCTCAATGATATCAAAAAGATATTGAACAGATCCCCTTTCTTGCATGTATTCTCGCAATGCATCCTGTCTAGCTAATCTGTTTCTTGTTTTGGTGTGGAGATTCTTATTACTCATTGTCTTTCACCTTACCAAAGATCTTGTCCCAGTTGGCCGAGTATCGAGCCCTGGAATCGGTTGAACTCTTTCTAGCGTGTGATCCCTTGCCACCATGGGCCCAATTAGGAAAATGCCGATCAGCAGTTTTCTTGTCTAGCTTATGACGCATATCAGGCATGTTTAACCCTATGTTTTACGATATATGCTGTTTTGTTCTATGTATATAACTATTAGATCTAAAAAAAGATTTGACACGTTTTGCGTTATGCCTTATCTTCTCATTCGTTGTATCAAATTATACATTAAATCAGCAAGGAGTAACACACATGACAGACGCCACAATTTACCTAGAAGCACAAGAAAGCCCAGCCCCTCACCCAGTCGCTGAATTATTGTCATGCGATACAGTCGCAGAATGCTATGACGGCGTTTCATCCGATCTTTATGAAAGCCTTTGGAGCGCAATAAATGATATCGATGAGACGGTCGAAGCTGAAATGTGCGGATCTAGGGTTGAATACAGTCAAAGCAACGGATTGACAGTTGCCGACCGTTGGGCATGTTTCACACTCGCAGAAAAATTAGAAATCAATCAAATATTAGCAACCGAGGAAGACGAGTAACCCGCCCCTTTCGGGTCTACCAGTTAGGGACTGGTACTGACGAGGCCACTAGGCCGAAACCCAAAACAGCAAGGAGTAACACATGAACAAACTAGAACTTAACCAGCAACTAGGCCAATTAACGCCGCAGATTATCGCGTTAGAGTTATCAGGCCAAACCCGCTACACATCCAATGAGTGCGCGTCACTCTGGCAAGAAGCGCGCCGCATTCAATACCTGATCAAAAATCTACCATAAACACAATCAGCAAGGGAATATACACATGACAGACTATAACGGATGGACTAACAGAGAGACTTGGATCATTAACCTATATCTTGGCGACTACTTCCACGACGTGGCAAACGATGGCCAGCACTTAATGGCCGACTACATCGAGGAGACAGTGTGGGACATGCTAGACGATGCCGACATTCCTGCAATGTTTAAAGACATGATCGATCTAGGCGCGGTTAACTGGCAGGAACTGGCCGACCATTACGTCACAGCTGAGGAGGTGGCATAGCATGGCAAACTGGCACAGCGAAACAATAGAAAGATTCAAGACCCTAGGCAGTGACTCATTGCTTTACATTCGTCAAGACGCCTACCACGCGGCAAAAGCTGGGGAGACGATTGATAATCCCAAGGTCGGGCAATATTGGGATGAGTTCCATTATGCCGCCCAAGAATTAAGACGGCGCAAGATTACCGCAGTAGAATTTAAGAGGGCATTATAGCATGAACCGATTAACCAAAATCAGCATTGCTGCGGCAGTTGTCGCGGCTTTGCTCTGGGTCTCAAATTGGGACTATGACCACGAGGTCACCATGTCCAAAGAATACCGATACAACGTCTGTTTAGGCTACTGGCCGGACTATGAAAACCTTAAACCAAACTGCGAGGGAATACGATGAACCGAGGACGACCAAGGGCAACCGGCCCATTTGAGACACATGCCGAACTCGTGGCGGCAGTGCTAGAACGACACGCCAAGGGCAAAAGCTCACCAAACATTGGGCGTATTCTGGGAATTAGCCAGCCTACAGCAATGAAAATCATCAAGGAAAACCGATGAAAGTGCTTGATCTGTTCTCAGGCATTGGCGGGTTTAGCTTGGGCCTGGAGGCTGCTGGATTTGAGACCGCAGCCTTTTGCGAATACGATCAAGAGGCTCAAAAGGTTTTACGCAAGAACTGGCCCAACGTGCCAATATTTTCTGACGTTAGAACCCTAACCAAACAGGAGCTCCAAGACAATGGAATACAGAATATCGGACTTATTTGCGGCGGATACCCATGCCAGCCTTTCAGCGTCGCAGGAGAACGGCGTGGCGCAGAAGATGACCGTCACCTCTGGCCAGAAATGTTTAGGCTTGTCCAAGAACTCAGGCCCACTTGGGTCATTGGAGAAAATGTTGCTGGGCACATCAATATGGGCCTCGACGAAGTGCTCGCTGACTTGGAAACAGAGGGCTACACCGCAAGGACGTTTGTTATTCCAGCTTGCGCCGTCGATGCTCACCACAGACGAGACAGAGTCTGGACTGTGGCGCACACCAGCAGCGGATACGGGCGGGACTCCGAAAGCGTTATTGGAAGGCAAGACAACGAGGCCGAGCGGTCACAGGATACAAATACGATTGCAGGATCAAGTGAAGATGTGGCCTACACCAACGGCTCACAATGCCAAAGAAACAGCAGCGCCATCAGAACATCTTCGAAATACTCCGACACTAGCCGCTCAAGCTGGTGGAAGCCTGAACCCAACGTGGGTCGAGTGGCTAATGGGGTTCCCAGAAGGTCACACAGACTTAAACAGCTAGGCAATGCGGTAGTGCCTCAAGTAGTAGAACAAATTGCAAAATCAATATGGAGGATAGAGCATGAAACCAACTAGAACCGAACTGTTAACCGCATGGATGACGCTAGTCAAAGTGCGCGAGACTTACTGCCAGCCCGAGATCGACCAATACGAACAGACCGTGTTGCTAGACGTGCTCAAAATGCTGGACAAACTACAACAAATCGAGGGCAAGAAATGATCAAGAAACAACTAGAAAAACTAATGGTTCCAAGATACACAGGCGGGGCAATGATCGTAGCCTTTTTGCTTGGCTATATAATCGGGGCAATCCTACTGTAATCTACCAAGACGGTTTTTTTGGTTCATCCTTTGAGGCCGTCTTTCCATTCAATTCCCGCTCGATCAAGATCTGAGTGTAATGCACCACCTTTCGCAAGTCATCGACCCCACCCTTAGACCGCCACCGGCTGATGTACTTCACAACATTGGCTTCACACCATCCCAAATTGTTGGCCAATATGTATTCAGTAGGCTGAATCATCATCAGCTTGTAATGGTTGCCCCCTATCTGCTCGTCAAATGCGCTCATTTAATCCGCTCCACGTTTACCTTTAATCGTCCTTCTTCCCCATAGTCTTTGTGAAGAATCACGCATGTCATACTCCGAGAACTGGAGTAGCCCGCACCTGCGTGCCAAGCATCAGAAGGCGCGAGTATATTCCAGGACTCGAACAATGCGCCGCCATATTCTTCTTGATTTTTATGGTGTATATGGCCTGTCCACACGAAAGTGTGCTCCGCTTCGCCCCATTCTTTTCTCAGGTTAGAGACAATTGACCCGTGAAGATTGGACATTTTGATCCGATCACCATGATGGGTCACGACTAAATTCTTGCCCCACTGCCACCAGATAAATTTGCTGGCGTTATCGAAAACGTGAACACGCGGATCGTCCTCAAAGTACAGCCGCATGACTTCATTCAACCACAACGCAGCATCTGGATCATGATTACCACGAACATTCACAAGCCAGACCTCGGCATGTTTCTCTAGCATCCGCAAGACCGTACGCTTAATGACATTGCTTGCAGCCCTAATGGTCTTGGAGTACCGACCGTCAGAGTCGAGTAGATTCTTGCTATTAGGCGTTGAGCTGGTGGAGTCGTTGACGTGCATGAAGTCGCCAAGGTTCACAAGCACACCGACCTTACCCGCTGGCGCTACACTGACCAGCCGATCGACTGCATCTTCTAGCAGACGTTGCGAAATCTTGACATCATAGTCCTCGCCCATCGTCTCAGAATGGTGAGCAAGCATCCCAAGGTGATGGTCGCCAATAATATAGCTAACCATATAATCGTCATCAATGCCTTCGGGCGCGTTAATGGGAGTGTGTATTCCCGAGACTTCATCTTTGAATCCTTCCACAAATTGAGCGATCAATTCTTCCAGCTTTTGCCGTTCTGGCTCTTGAATGTGCCATTGCAGAACAATATCGCCGTCCAAATTGTAGGCGGTACTGACCCGTTTGGTGGTAAATCCTGGCGCTGTCTGCCGGTTTACATTATAGGCTGGTGCTACACCTTGCATTGCTGCCCGATTGTGAACAGACGCAAGGGCGTTATGAATTCTTTTGGGGTGCTTGCCTAGCTCTTTAGCAATCTCAGTCTGGTTCATCCCGCTCAACGTCATCTGAATTATCTGACGCTGGTAGTCGGTGTTGCAGAAATCTAGGTGCTCGGTCGTGGTGTTATACTTCATCGTCAGATTCCCAGCTCATCTGGTAGAATGAATGCGCGGCCATTTGCAACCGGCCAGTGATTGAAGCTATTGAATCAGGATCTGTTGAGAAGGTTCCAGGCATGTCCAAGTCGAACCCGTCGAGATGCTCTGTCACTATCACAGCACCACAAATGTTCCCAGCCTCACACTGCTCCAACAGGTTACGGAGTACATCCCGCACCTGTTCAGCATTACGGTCTAGCGTGGAGACTGTACCCATTTCTTATTCAGTGATTGGTAGTTAGATAACATCTCTTGCAGATCCTCAATGGTATATTTGACAGGATCATGCGGCCCTTCTAGCCACTCGACCCGCTCTAACCCTATCTTTATCAACAAGTTTGCCCGATATTCTGATAAATTACCAGACTTGTAGTTATTGCAAACTGAGCATTGTTTGTGGCAATTGTCCTCACAAAATCGTAGTGCAGGATGACCGCCCACTGTCTTGTAGTGACCAGCATGGTACTGGCCATCGTGATGGCGGTTGCATGATATGCAAGGATCTTTCTTGTCGCGGTTCCTAATGTATTTATTGAACTCGGTTTGGCACCGTCTCATCCAATAAGATCTGTCTCGCTTGGCCTCTTTGGTTTCTTTGCGATTGATTCTAGTTCTTTCAGTCTTGCCGAACGCGACAAGGCATTGAGTCGCATTACACGTTTTCTGGAAACTACTGAAAGTTGGCGTGAACTTTTCCCCACAGACTTTGCATTTCTTGGCCATGTCATTTTCTTGGCTTTATCATAGATAAAGCCTTGATTAAATGACCAATACCTAAACTCAATTCAGATCTAAGTTCGGTCTCTTCTAAGTTAAAATCTTCCTGATAACTTATAAGCTCTAGAACGCACTCTTGAATGCGATGATTTATCCATTGGTAGCGCGGATAATCATCATCATTTTGGAGCATATCCCTTACTTCTTCTTCACTTAATTCCATAATAATTCCCTTATTTGTTTACTTGTGTTAATTCAAACCCTTGTTCCCGTAAGTGACGCTCAACCATGTCCAAGAACTCGCTGTGTTGTTTGACATTCATCAAGTTTGTGACCTCAAAGTTAAAAGGTTCCACCATGAACGATAACTTTTGCTCGTAGGTGTATGGCTTCACGTCTCGATCATACACTGCTTTGAACTTCTCGCTGTCACGTCTGAGAATAGGTATGCCAAAGTGCAGTTTACAGTACGCCCGATACTCCCACGCC